TTATATTTAACAGCTTGTTGCCAATCATTCCGGCATACTCACCTCCATACTGCTTGACACAACGCCATCAGTTATTGATGTATCACAGCTAATAACATATACAGTCTGATCTACCTTGCCGGTTAACGCACTGTTAAACCGTATTCTAAACCCGCTGCCGGCTCTTAATTCCAACAGGCTGTTATATGTTGTTTCATCTGCCACAACAGTTAACTTCATTGTCTGCTCAACACGATTAAGCAAAAACAAAAGATTGTTCGCCCTTTCTGTAATTTGCGCTTCGTTCATTCCTTCGTTAACAACTTCGTAATGCTGCAAGATACCCCATTGCTCAACATTTTTTTCATCATCAGCGACCGTTATTTTAGGAGTTTTTGCGTCTTTGTCGCCCCAAATCAGCTTCACAACGTTGCAAGCTTCATCGATGCTTCTGCTGTGCGTATATTCGCTCATAGCCGAGCTATCGCCTATCACATAGTCAGTTACCAGCTTTCCCATATCGACAAGCTCTAGCGTACCGTAGTTATCTCGAACAACGTAATATTTTTGAGTTTTAACAAGCACATCATCAATAGCATACTGTATTATTTCGTAGATAGTTTTATCATTGTGAATTTTATCGCTGACAATAGTTTCAGAACCAGCAATAACACTGCTTTTTAACTGAAATTTATTGCAGCAGTTTGTGAAAACATCATTGAGCGTTTGCCCGCCGTCGATAATATAAAAATCCTTGTTTTTCAGATAGCGCATTTGGTCATAAGCAGTTACTTTCACATTGTTGTAGCTATCTGTTTCCGTTTTGAACAGATACCCCAAAAACAAGCCTTTGCCGTCTATACCTATGTCAATAACACTACCTTCCGCAAATAGGTTAGACTGGTTCACATCAACGCAAGTAAAGATCAATGTCCCCGGCTGACCATCCAACGCCGTTTTAAACGTAATTTCGCTAATGACTGTTGAGATATCCCAACTTTCTTTTGTTTTTGAATTAGTTAAAACCGCGCTTAGCTTCATAGTGTTTTCTCCACGTTTTTAGGCAGCTTTAGCGTTACGCCAAGTAAAGTCCCTAGTCCATCACCCAGCGCAGGGTTTAAGGCTAATATTTCAAGCCATCGACTACCGTCACCCAAGTATTTACTAGCGACTGCCCACAAAGTATCATCGCTTTTCAAAGGCTGCGTAAGCGACGCAACCGGGTTATTGCCGATAAGGGTATCGACATCAGTCTGTTTGCTTACACCGTCTACAATGTTCCCCTGTGCGTCCCTTTGCAGCTTTGCAATGCCGTACTGCTTATATTCCTTTAGTTCAATGGAAAAATAAATATCATCATGCTCGCCGCCCCTCGTTTCACGCTTTAAGCTTTCAATCGTCATTAGCATTGATATGTTTAAGCGCGTTACAACGAGTTTGAGCGGTTTTTTTGTTTCCTGCAACCGTTTTAGCCAGTTATAAGCTTTCGTTCCCCCAAAGCTGCCCAACGCTCCCATAGCAGGGAAATAACTTTCAAGTGTGCAGGTTCTTAGTTTAGGCAGGCGAAGTAAATTAACCTCGCCTATACCAACTATGTCAGTTGTTTCATTGCTGCCCTCTCTTTCAATGGGTAGCATTTCAGGATTCACCGACAGCGGAACAAAATTACCGTCCGCAACAAAATAAATTAAAACTTCACTAACCATTGTCTGGCACCACCAAGCTACTGTTATAAAGGTCGACAATTCTCGTTTCTACCCTTTCAACAGCTTTATCAATATCCATTGTTTCCCTAATGTCGCCAAAAGACAAGTGAAACACAGGCTGCACAGTTTTGAAGCTAACCTGATATTTTTTCATGGCCAAATCTCTGATGAGCTTTAGGCTTTCATCGTCAATTTTTATCGGGTCTTTAACCTTGCCTACAGATTTAACTTTGTCGACATTGTTATCATTGTTGCCATATTTGTGTGAACCGCTTGTCCCGCTTGATTTTTCAGGGTTCATTATACTTTTTTTGAAGTCATCAAGACGTTTGCCTATATCTTGAGATGTTTCTATACCCCATGCTTTGCCTTCGTCATAGGATTTCCCGATATCTCCATATTCCAATCTAGTGAGCTTCTCAAATTCAGAATGAGTGTATAAGCCGCCGCTTACTTTTTCCAAGCCTTTGCTTACAAAATTGATCCCATCTAGAATGCCATTTATTAGATCAATCCAATAGTTACCGGCCCATTTCGCCATATTAATGAATACTGTTCCAATTCCAGATATAGCGCCACAGACAACACCTGCAATTTCAGGGAATTGCAGCATTACCCCTGCAAGTGCAAACACAATTCCCACTCCAGCAAGTACGGCAAAGTTCGCTGCTGCAAAACCTAGAGCGGCGTTCCACGCTCCTGCTGCCGCCGTGCCGAGCGCAATCCCGGCATTAATCGCGGTCGGGATTAAAGTTATAGCCCAAACAGTACCAACGTATGCACCCGCTGTTGCTAGTTCGTACATATGTCCCGTCAAAGATACCATAACTTTTTCACTTATCTTTCTCAAATACTCTAGGTTCTCACTAATGTTATAAATAGCTCTGCCGGCTACCTGACTTCCCTTTTCAAATACATCGCCAAAGAAATACTTAGCTCTATTTTCCATTGTTTGCATTGCTTGCCCAAATGTTATCGGCATATTTTTAAACTTTTTGTCTATATCGGCCGCTGCGAAAGTGAGTGCTTTTTTAATAATGTCCGCTGTTATTTCGCCATCTCTAGACATTTCTTTCAACTCGCCGCGGCTTTTACCGGTAAATTTGGCGATTGCATTAGCAAGCATAGGTGCGTTTTCACTTATGCTTTTAAATTCGTCGCCCTGCAAACGTCCAGACGCCATAGCCTGCGTTAACTGGTACATACCGGCTTGCACTTCTGAAACACTTGCTCCGCTGACAATAAACGCTTTGTTCATTGTTTCAGCAAATCCAACTATTTCATCAAAGTTTCCGAAAGCGTCAGCGGCATTAAGTCCCAATTTTGCAACAACGGCTGCTGTATCGACATAAGCAGTACGTGAGCGTATAGAAGATAAGTACACTTTTTCCATTAACTCATCAGTTGTTTGCATACCGTCGTTAATGTTGTCAATACGCGCACGCATAGACATAAGACTATCGCCCATGCCAAGAGCCTGCCCCGGTAGTTCTGCAAGCTTTGTTGCAAGATTATTAGCCATATTGCCTATAGCACTACCGAGGGCAATGCTTTTAGTTTTTACGCCGCCCATTTTACCCGCCATGCTATCAAGCATAGCATTTGTTTTTTCCATGCTTTTCTTTAATTCAAGCATATGAGCGTTAATGTCAGCGATAGGCTTGGACATACGGTCGTCGAGAATTATCGAATTGTGAATATCGGCCATAATTCACCGCCTTTACTTGTTTTTAGCGTTTGCTTTCGCCAATTCTCCCAAGCAGGCGATAACAAACGCTTTTTCGTTTTGAGGAAGATTCGCGAAGTCCGACGGTTTCCAGCGCAAATGCAAAACGGCGCCCAAACAAAGCGCCGCTTCGGGATCTTCCTTTATTAGTTTTTTGCAGTTTCAATGCTTTCATTAATATTTTTGTCAAACCCGCTAAGTTTTACAATTTCCTTGAACAGTTCTTCCTGCTCTCCGGCAAGCAAGCATTTCTCAATAACCTCTTCCGGAGTGTTAGCTCCGACCTTCTCCATGAGCGTTGCGTCGTTTAATGCCGGTTCTAAGACGCAATTTAAGATTACGAGCTTAGCAAATTTTGTTGCAGAATAAACACCTTTAATAGTAGCCCTCTGTGATAATTCTTCACGTTCCTGATTGCCTATAACCTTAATTTTAAATTTACCGGGAATGCGTTTAGACACGGCTACTTCCGCGGTCAGGTTATCAACAACGTTTCCTGCTAAAAAGTCAGTTAATTTGCTCATTAGATCACCTCATCAAATTTTTTCAATATTTTTGCATAGCGGAAATTAAAGGGTATATCTTCGGTTAATGCACCGACAGAGTTATCAAGCATACCGAAAGACGACTTAGTAATAGTAATACCCTCGATCATGATCTCTTGCCTGCCCGCCTTGCTCGCCGGGTCCTCGTTTACTACTACGGCCTTAAACTGTGGCATTTTTCCCGTCTTGTAATAATCAAGAATAATATCGCGGTATTTGCTTGAAACATAATACCCGCTGAAAGTACCAGTACCTTTAATACCGTGTACTTTGGTTTCAGTATGCCGAACCCCTATAGGCTTAATTTCAGTTGTATCAAGCTCAATATCAGCGGTAAATTTGGTAAGGTCAAAAAGCTCGTACACCTTGTTATCAATGGTGGCCATTACTTTACCTTCTCGGCCGCTGATGGTATCCTCACCCAGAATATATTTTTCCATTTGTTATCCCCCCTTATGCCAAAACTTCAATATCCATATAAAGAATTTCCATTGCGTCCAATATCGGCAGCTGATTAACACTCGCTCTTACCGCATCGACATTTACACCACGTTCTACGATAGTATTTTCAACAGGATCATAAGACGCTTCGACGGTTTCAAGCCGTTGTAATTCGGTAATATAGGCAACTACATCAGCCTTGAAAATGGCCCTACCCCTATTGTTATTTGTTACCTTGCCGATGTAGTTGTTTTCCCAAACAGACCGGATAGACATTCTCATTTCGTCCATAACTCGGATTGCCCTGTTTTTGCTGAAAACATAACCTTTTTCCGGCTCAAACAGGTGATAGGTATTAATGTCTTTTTCGACTACGATATTACCGTCCTGACGTGTGCTGAAAAGGAATTTCCCTAATTTCAGCTTCTCTTTAATAACGCTGTCTTTGTGTTCCGGAGCAAAGCCGATTGCACCTTCGACAACTTTATATGTGTTAGACTGGTTAATCTGCGCACCTGCTGTAATACCTGCGACCCATGCCGGGACCATTTCTTTTGGTACTGTTTCATTTGCAAAAATAAGGCTTTGCTCACTTGCAATAACCCCTTCATAGTTGTAAGTGCTTGCGTCCTCATAAATGCAAAGCTGCACCCCTCGGCCTTCGTCCTCTCGCTGATTTTCAATAAAAGTTTTGGCCAAAGCATTAATTGTGCTGCCATCGGTTATAATGGCCATGGTTTGCCATTTTGCAACTTCGAGCAGTTCAAAATATTTCGGATAAGCAGCAGAAGCACTGACAGTACCATCAGAGCCAGAAGTCAGGGTAACACCTGCTGCTTCTTTAAGTTGCCCGCTATCCGTTGTTACATCAATGTAATCGTTGGATTGCACCTCATCTTTGCTTTTTACCTCTTGGCTGTGGACGAGAACCCCATCCCAGAACGTCAAGAAGTTATACTTAGTAGTATCTACCTTGTTTTTATTAATTTGAACTGTAATCTTATTACCAGCCTTACCGGGGTATTTCGCAGTAACAGCGAAGCCGCTGATCGTTCCGCTCGCTTGAACGCCGCCACTGTCAAGTCGATAAAAAAGACACCTGTAACAATTAGATAAAATTAATCTTGCGACTAAACTATCTGCGGTATCTGCTGCCGTAAATCCTAGCTTTGCTCTGCTATCGCCGTTCAGCAACTCGCTGCTTTCTACGTCTATCAGGACATCAGAAGGACCCCACGAAAGCGGCAATGCTACTGTTGCTATACCTCTATCACCAACCGTCAGCAACGGCTTAGCTACCTGCCTAAAATTGATGTATGCGCCCGGTCTGACTTTATTTTGGCTTAACCATACGCCACCTGCCATATTATCACTCCTTACGTTATTTTCAGGTCAAGCTGCATTTGCAATGCTTCTGCAACTTCTTTTTTTACCCTGATGTAATATTTACCAATAAATTCTAAATTACCATCGTTTTTTTCGGCATAACTGTCTTTCTCCAGCCGCATCAGTCCACCGTCTATTGGCACTAAATCAAGCGCAGACGGAAGGTCAATCGCCATTTGGTCTAAAACGCTATTGATGTTTTTTACCGTTGCGGGTTCTGCAGCATGGCGGTATGTGATGTGTGTAAGAAAAAACAAATACCACCTGTCAGCATTATCCCTTTCAACCGATATACTTGCGTTGTTTATATAAAATGCAGGATAGACAGGCTTAGCAGCCTTTTCCTTGTACCACTTGACGCCGAATTCATCAAACAGTGTCTTGCCGATAGCGTCTTTGTATAAATCTGCCGTAATCAGCCAAATCGCCCCCTAATCAACGAAAAACCTTTTTAGCTCCCGCTTGTATTTCCTTTCTACCGTTTTAAGCCCCTTGTTAAGCGGAACTGTATTCATGTAGAATGGCTTTATTTTTTTAGTGCCGAATTCGATGTATGATGCATAGTCCTGCGGATTGCTAAAGGTAATTTTGTGTTCATGACCTTTTTGGCTGTAGGTCATTTCCCAACTATTACGAAGCGCGCCTGTATCAACAGGTGTTCTCCGCTTTGTTTTGGCAAGTATAGCCGCACCTTCTTTTTTGAGAACCTTTTCAGCTACTTCTGAACGAATTTTTGACTTGCGTTCGAAATCGCTTTGAAACCTTGCAAACTCTGAAAAATCAAACATCTTTTCGCACCTGTAGATAAAAATTACTGCGCCCTGGATATGCACTCAACATACCAACAAAACCATTGATTTCAGCGAACGCAACGCCGTTTGACTTTCTGCGCAGCTTTACATAGTCGCCGTTTTTAACGTCAACGCCAGCAGGAAAATCAACCCTGATCAACTGTGTAACTGGCATTGTACCAGCGGTTACAGTGTCCGGCCTATCATTGATCTTGTAAGAAATATGACACGGCTGCTTTTCAACTACCATTGCAGTCGCTTCTGTAACTTCCCCAGTGTTGGGGTTTTCGCTGACGGTGTCGCGCCAAACGTCCATCTCATCAGTATCAAATATTTTCATTTTTTCGCCAATGATAGAAAAATCAACAACCATGCCACACCTCGCTAAAACATTACCCTGAAAGCGTGCAAGTCGCTAAGGGCAGAGTTAAATACATTATTTGTAATTTCCGCAAACTTAAAACTTCGATCAGCTTCTTTGATCTCTGATACTTTCGACTGTTCGGAGTACACATTTACGACCATTCTTGCTATTGCCGGCTCTAGTTCGACCGGGATTGCCCTAATGTTGCAGTAGTTCTTCGCTCGCTGGCTCATTTCATCAATTAAGGCATTTAAAAAAGCGTCTTGGGTATCAGTAGTGACACCCAACAACGCTTTTACTCTCTCAAGAATGCTCATTTAACGTCCTTTGCAGCTTCGGTTT